AAGCTTAGGATGGGTACAATATAATGTAGGGCAATTTTTGTTTTTAGATATTTGTTCTCAATCTTAGCTGCCGCTACCATGATTACGAGAAATCCGATGTTAAATAATAGCGATGTATCGTAATTTTTTTTAAAAGCTAAGTACTTACAATCACCACGTTCGGTGTAAAACAACAGTATACCAAATAGTGTCAAGATGACACAAACTAATTGTAATCCGCATATAAATTGGTTCATCCTTTTATTTTTCAAGTTTAATCTTTCTGTTCGGATTGTTTGAAATAATATTCATTTTTTTTAAAACAATTTTTTATGATGATACTTGCTTATTTAATACGGATTATACACATCGTATTGGTGATTATGGTCGTAGTAACGCCCATCTTAATCAAAGATTCAATGCTCTTAGTACTACATATTCTCGTAGTATGTACGATACTCTTGCATTGGAAATTGAATAATAATATTTGTATCCTCACCCTGATGGAGGGTTGGATTCGTGGTATTCCATATGAAAAAGGATTTTTACATCAATTAATCGGTCCAGTATTTGATCATCTTCCCAATACCTCGATGCATATTCTTAGTATCCTACTTATCATGATATCGATGCATAGAATCTATACTAACGGTGGATTGTTATTATTAAAAAATAAAGTTTGGGAACATCGTGATAAAAGCAATTAATAATTTAAAAAAAACAATAAATGTATAGAGAAATAAAAAGAATGACAAAAATTGATATCATCGTCGATTCCGTCTATGAATTTGATGTAACTGAGGAGATAGTTGGGAAATTATTTTCAAATTGTATTTTCTACTTCTCAAATAACTTCATCATTTTGAATAATCAAATAAAATTCAAATCTTGTATTTTTAATGAGTGTTACTTCAGACTATACAACATAAAGCCTGATATTTGTATATTTGAAGGAAGTTACATTTTTTATGCAAATAAAGAACACTTTTTATACAATTACCAAACTAAATACTACGACAGTAGTTCGGGTAAGTATTTACCATTACTGTTTTATAATAATTTCAAAAACACATCATTGGTGCGCTACATACCACCCATCAATATAGCCCCAATTGAAGTCGGGGACTATTCACGTTATAATTATCAAGATGGTCTTGATAATTATGCGAATGAAAATCCACAGGTTTTTACTGTCTATCATACATACGGGTATTTTCTGCATGCGGTGAATCTAGGTACTCGGTTAATTGTTAAAACCGATATGTTTTGTGATAGTCCATCGTTGTATCTTAATATATGGTTCAATGGATCTTGGACAGCTATTGATACGAATTCAAGAAATTTTGCATACAACAAATACCCATACTTGGACCGTGATAACGGGTATAATAATACCTACATCAAAATACCCCAAGACACACATAATCGGGATATAGAATTTGTAATAACCACAAACATGACGACCGTGGGCTTTACGTTTATGTTCCATGGCACGGAACCAGAACTTAGGACAAGTTCTCTATTAGAATCTGTACCTTGGTCAAATTGTCCAAGTGACGTTAATGTGTGGTTCACCTATTTTGATATCTACACAGAGGATGGTATTTTGGTACGTAGAATCATTGACGGAAGTAGTCTGAATCACACATTCCAAACCACCTTACCGACAAATTATTTGTTCAATTCGACGTTGGACGGAAATGGTGATTTGGATGTCCGTATAGTAAAAGACAATTTTTCGACACCAGTCCAAGACTCGCTTATTGCTTGCGGTACTGAGATAAGCAATAAGATTGGTTTTGATTGTGATAACTCAATATTTATTAACCCCTGTTTGTTTAATTCGTGTACAATCACCAACACGAATTGGACCAAAAATATATTCCTAAGTCCATCCAGTTTTACAAACTGTGATTTACAAAACAGTGTATTCGATGAATGTGATTTGCAAAATACTAGATTTGACAATTGCGACCTTCGTCAAACCAATTTTTCTAACATTACGACAAATTACTTGAAACCAATATCATTTAATGCATGTTGGTTTCAAAACATGAAATACGTTTCGAATATTCTAAATATTACAAACAATACTAATCCCACGAAACAATTACACTTGCGTTTAACTTGTTGTATACCAAATTTTCCATTTTCATTAGCTTGGATCAAGGTGTTTACGAAGGATGATACAAAAACCCACCAACCATATGGAACGGATGCACCTGGACTTTCGCTTCGATATCGAGGGGAAGGTGCGGGTACAACACATCCAAACTATGTTCCAGAAAATATGTTCGATAATAGTTGGTCGACCAAATACTCCGTAAGTGATTATGGAAGAATTCCTGCTGGTGATATCATGTGGACGAATGACACTGTGAAGACAATTATTAATAAACTGTTCTTCCGTGGTGGTTACTTATATTGTATTACCCGAATGGATATCATCATCCTTAGTGTATCGACTGGGAATATTGAGGGCACCTATCCAATGCATAACGATATTTCTAGAAAAATATCTAATAGGATTAATATAGAAATGGCAATGTCACCAAATGGGCAATATATCGCGCTATTACCATATTATAAGTACGAATCACGAAGAATTTACGTGTACGATACAAATAATTTACCCCCTCTAGCTTCCGAGGCATTCTATATGATTGATTACAGTGATTATCCAGGAGATACAGTCAATCAAATGAGTTTCTCGTCAACAACATTGATCGTTTCTATTGGTAGCGCGACCTACTTTTATAACATAGCAGACATGATGAATCAAAGCACTACGTTTGTATCCAATAGTGATTATACTACGATTATTTCGGGTACTCAAAATTATAATAAAGGTGTATTGTGGAACGATAATAAACTATACTTGGTATACAGTAAGTTACAAGAAATTGATCTAACTACAAACACTCTTAGAGAATCTAGCATCGATGTTGGTTCCAAATATAAATCAATGGATGTATGTGATAATTATATGATAATTGGTATAAATAATGGTATGGTGAAGTTGTATAACATAAGTGATTTAAGTCACCATAAGGACATCGAACCACCCTTTGATCCCAATACAACTAATTATGTATACGATTTAACTATTAATAAAGATGCAACGTTGTTTGCTGTAACGTATAGAAAATATGATGGAGTTCATGTTTATAATATGGAGGGCGAGTTGAAGTTTGTATCAAATCACGTACAGCCGAATATGATCCAATCTAATCCATATGATACGAATTTGTTTGCTGTATCAAATGGGTTGAGCTGGCAGTACGACCCAAGTTTGTTTAAAGTAAGTGGTGACTCTAGAATGTGGATTGAAGTTGATATTGATGGGTTTCATGATATTACAAAAATAGGCTCCATAGAATTTCGAAATCTTACCCAATTTTTGTTCAAGGTTGAGCTCTTTGAAGATAACGTAGTGAGTAGGTGTTACTTCATTAATCTATCCGCTTCAGCAAACCACACGCTGTATTTAAATGATTATAGTGACAATTACTACACAGAAGCTAACCAAACGTCTCGCTCAGCGTCCCATCAAACAAACCAAACGTCTCGCTCAACAAACCAAACCATTACGAATGATTCAATTATTGGTAATTATCAAGATACTTATAATATCAGTCAATTGATTGTGTCGGATATTTCTTTCTATCCCTCGGTGTATGATTACCACCTACTTAACGACACTTGGCAAACTACAGATCAAATGGATGTGGCCAATACGTCTGTTGTTCTCCTTAATCGAAGCTATGGGCTAAGTGGATCCTACACAACAGATGAGTCATTTACTCTTCAAATTACATTCAAGGCATTCACAAATACAACACTCGATCCACCTACTTTCAATCTACCCACTACTGAGGTAGTTTTGCATACGTTTGATGGTGGGATTGATCAGAATCTTAGTATTGCTGGTATCTTATCAAAATCAGTCTACGGGATAGAATCCATTGTAGTTACGAACACAGTAAATAATGTACATCTAACTATCGATTCCTTTGTTTTTGGGGGTGGGGTTGTTTCTGAGCACAAAGAAATTATGCATAATATCCAATCCAAATCAACAAGTTTTATCGTCGGACCGTATCTCGATCTCTCCTCGTTGGATCTAAGTCGTTGTAATTTAGAGGGTATCGATATGACCGGCTGTGACCTAACCAACACAATCTTAAACGATGTAGTGACATCAGCCACAACCATCCTACCAACAACCGAACAAGAAGATAAGGAAGAGTTTTACTCAGAAGATGGCACGTTCCTAAGCCTAAGCCAAGGTGGTGAATTGAATGCCATACAACGAAGTTGTGATAAGATTCGAGCCATGGATCCGAAACATAATATAATTTGGGTATCACGATATCTGCGTAATATTAATCTTTCGGACTGGGAATTCCGAGATGTTGATCTTCGGAATATTGATCTTAGGGATACAAAATTACTAGGAACGCGGTTTATCAATGTGAATATGACGAACGTCTATTTACCAAAACCAAAACATATCAACTCTCGGACAGTGTTCGAAAGGATTGGTTGTGAAGATATCTCTGAATTTCATCGTATAAACCCAATGTATGAAATCATAAGTCTTAAAAGGGGGACGACGATCCGAAAAAGAACCCAGGTTCAACGCAGCACTAGTAGGGGAACGACGATCTTCCAAAGAATAGTAAATATTGGAAGTTTGTGTCTACTTGACTAATAACGCTAATGAAGATGATGTTTATATAAGGACTGCTCTTTTTTTTATATATGTATAATAATGGTAAATTATGATGTTTATATATATGGCTCAGGAGGAAACTTCTTAAAATCCCGAAAACTCAAGACGAAAGCCCGCAACATAAGGTCACTTGAGAAGAAAATGACCAAGATTTTAAAAGATGAAGATTGTTCTAAAGTAGCGAAGTACCTAAAAGTCACAACAACCGACAACCAACAATACTCATCACCATCTTCCATGTGGTTTACCAATAACCCAAAGGACGGCAAGATCAAGCACTTTAATAAACCCTCCCGATTTTATCAACCAAATCAACAACGAAATCAACGAAATCAACAAGAACCACAGTTATTTGCTGAAGGTAGTGTGGTTCCAATGGAGGTCTATCAGGCTTATTACCAACAACTATACCCACAATACACAGCCACCGCCACCACCACAGCCACAACAACCCAGTCTCTTAAAACTCTCCTTCATACATACTCAACAAGTACAAGTATTCACAACACCATTGTTCATCTAAAAAGTTTGTATGGTCTAAAGAAACCTACGCTTCAGAAACCTACGCTTCTCATATTCGAAAAAGAGCTACAAGATTGGATAACAGAAAAAAACTCGTATGGTGGTGTGGATGATCCTATAATGAAGTTTCGAGTCACACGAGACTTAACAGAAAAGATTTATAATGATGAATGGAATATATTGGAGACAACATTAATGTCAAGTGAAAAGGATAAGATGTTTTCATATATTCCTAGTTTAGATTCGTACTACCGGGATCGAATTCTTCGCTATACTTTGTATTTTGCTACGAAAGAAAATATCGTTTTCTACACAAATAAATTAAAGACACTTTATAAGATAGATTTACCTAAAACAAATATCATCTACAATAACGAAACCTTTAAAAGGTGGCGCGAAGACGATACGAAGGATGATGACCGAAAAAGTATTAAGTCCCGTATACTCAAAAACCATACGGATAAGATGAATATACAAGAAGAGTTAGATAATATCGTACAATCGTTTGATAGCGAAGCATCTAGTAGTACTGGTGCAATTTCAGGTAAAGTAATAGCAAAGAATGATACAGTTGCACCAGTCAGTGATAAATTGGGGGTTAGTGATGAATCTTCTACGGAAACAAACGTAACAAACTCAAAAACAACACTCACGGCAACCACAGCAACATCAACCAAAACATCAGATTCTTCCACACCAGCAACAACAACAACCACAACAACAATAGTACCATCTATTACCAGCGTAGATGATAAGAAACCGAAAAATTGTAATTCTGAATATATTGATTCTATAACAACAATACCATCTATTACCAGCGTAGATGATAAGAAACAGAAAAATTGTAATTCTGAATATATTGATTCTATAACAACAATACCATCTATTACCAGCGTAGATGATAAGAAACCGAAAAATTGTAATTCTGAATATATTGATTCTATTGAAAAATGGGGTGAAAAGGATCAGGCTTGGAACACCTGTAATGATTATGATCAATTGGATAAAATTAAAACTAGTAATAACCAATGTAAAGAGATTGAAGAAAATATCAAAGACGATGTGAACAAATATAATCTAAAAAATATATATAATTGCTCACCACCCACAGCAACATCAACATCAGCAGCATCCACAACAAAAACAACACCAGCACCACCAGCACCAGCACCTACAAATTATGTGGAAGAATTAGATTGGGATTCAAATAACGATAGTTCTACAAAATATAAATCATTGCAATTTAAAATAAGCGAAAATCAGAGGATTGGTCAATATTTGTGGACCAATAAAGCAAATGGTAAATTTAAAAAACAAATTGATAAGGTTTACAAAGATAATCTCGATACGAACAAAGGTGATTTCTTTGAACAATTTGTGAAACAATTTACTGCTTCAATTGGTTTTAAATATGAGAAAGATGTTGATATTCAAGTCAATCACACAAAAGAAAGAAAACTTATCACAAATAAGTCTAAAGAAAGAAAACTTATCACAAATAAGTCTAAAGGTTTTTCAAAATATGTGGATACTAAGAAAAAACACCCCGCTATTTACTTTCCTATCGATCAAAGCCTAAAGAAAGGAAAAGATGAAACAGAGATTGAGACGATATTAAAAGGTACTCCAAAAAAAGTCAGTGATTCTTCTGGTACTCCAAAAAATGTCAGTGATTCTTCTAGCACTAAGAAACCTATTCTAAATGCCAATGCCACACCGTTTGTATTTAAGACCACGAAAGGCGGAGGTTTCTACGAAAGACTATATCAAGATACCAAGAATGTGTATCGATATTCTTCAGAGACACGAAATGGTAAAAACTAATCTCAATCTTTTATTATCAATTTCGTAACAACATATAAAAAAAAACATGCTTAGGAATTAAATGGGTTATCTAACATATAGAATGAATATATTAGAACTACAAACCGTCCAGACATCAGTCTTTAAGAACATGTTCGAGGCATTGAAAGATATCTTTCGAGAGATCAATCTTGTTGCCGATGTGGATGGAATCTATGCACAATCCATTAATGATACACATACCGTGTTGACGAAATTGAATCTACCCAAGGATAAATTTGAATCGTATCATTGTAGGGAGAAGCTACATCTTGGATTGGATATGGATTATTTCTACAAGATCATTAAGACAATCTCCAACAACGATATCTTGTCCTTATTTGTCCACGAGGAACGTCGTAATGAGTTGGGTATTAAGGTATCGAATCCAGATTTAAACACCATGACAACATACAAATTAAAGCTAATGGATATCCCAATTAGTACGATTACCCTACCCCATGTCGATTTTGAAACAGAAGTAAGTTTGTATTCAACTCAATTCCAAAAGATCATAAAGGAGATGAACACTTTGGCGAAATGTGTTGAGATTAGTGCGATTGGTAATGAAATCATTTTTAATTGTAAGGGATTGTTCACCGAGCGTGAGACTGTGATTAGAGAAAATGAGCGAGGTTTGAAGATCATCAAACCTTTGCGTGGTTCATCGATCGTACAATGTGTGTATTTACTCAAAATTTTAACAACGTTTACTAAATGTACCTCCTTGTCGCCTGTGGTAGAACTTAAGTTGAAGAACGATTTCGCTTTAGTTATTAAGTACAATGTTGGATCCTTGGGAGAAATTGAGTTGATCTTATCGAATTATACAGAAGAAGATTGAGTTGATCTGTATACAGAAGAAAATTGAGTAGTGCTACGCAGTGTTGTGTTTTGTAGCGTTGTGCTACGCAGTGCTACGCAGTGTTGTGTTTTGTAGCGTTGTGCTACGCTGTGCTGTGCGATACCAAATCTTCATACTAATCAATAAGGTTTCTGAGATAAATGAAATTAAGGCGCTACCGGATAGGATGTAATCTTGGATCAGGTATCCATATGATGTCCAACAAAAGGTTACGATCATTCGCATAATCATCGTTCGAATATCAAACGATGCAACATTCTTGGTTACACACACAGTATATATTTGGGGAATGTTTAGAAAACAAGAGGTTATGACTGCAATGATAGGTAATGTCTTTATGATTATACTACGCATTACTTTTTGGGGGAAAAAAATCCTATAAATTTAGTGTACATTATCGATAGGTGTGTTTATTTTTTGTTGTAATTCAAATGTCATTTCTTGTTGTAAGCTACGTATGATGTCTCGCCGTTTTTGGTAATGGGGTACTATCTGATCTACAGCGTCCTTAATATCAAACCATTGGATTTGGTTTATTTCGTGGTTATTCCTGAGAATCGTTGGCTCACAATCAAATGTTTCGTTTACTTGAGCAACGTAGTAGGTGTGCTTGTACATTCGACCATTCGTGCCAAAAAATATCTCAGTTAATGGTTTGTGGTTTAGAACACGTATTTGGTTGCTAGTAATTTGGGTTTCTTCTGTAAATTCTCTCAAAGCACACTCGATAGGGGTTTCGTTGACATCAATCCTGCCCTTTGGGAAACCCCATTGGTTTTCTTTCTTCACCGAACATGTTGATATTAGTTCTCGGTATTCCGGATTTTGGAACAAGGTATCGAATTTTATTTTGTTTTTAGAAAAGTAATTTGTAGAATCGAAACAGAACTTATAGATATCTTCGTAATTGAATTTTGTAGAATTGATCATATCTCGTTCTTGTTCGGTTAGACCAGAAAATAATGCCTTGATAAAGTAATAATCACTTCGAACGTAACGCCCTCTTAGTAACTCGATTAGACTTAGTGATTGGAGACGCTGATTCATCAAAATCTTTGTCTTATTTTTGTTCAACAACAATACCCCGTAGCTAATTATAGGATGGCGACATTTTTCGTACACATGACCAATACAATTACAATTTTTACAACTCATCTACTATCTATTTAAATTAAAGAATAAAAAAATATTACCTAAATTAATGCATGTATTGAATCTCGTATATTACTTTTTAAATAATAAGAACATTAGGAAAGCCATTCCATTTGTTTTAATCCCAAACATTGATGATCAAACATTTGGGATTCTTGAACGAGTTGAGGATGTTTCAAGGGAACTTGTTATCATAGAGTTAAAGAAAAAGGAACAAGCGATTTTGAAGAAGGAATTTGGTGAGGAATGGTTCGATATTTTATTCCCAGATCCAAAATTTAGAGAACATAAGAATATGAAAGGGGGGGGATTGTTTGATACGTTAAAGAAGAAAGTAGATCAACCAAAAACTTCAACTAAGAAGGATAATACGTCGTATTTAGAAAGATTTCAAAACTTTGAAGATACCTCGTTACGTAGTATGTTGATATCTCAAAGGAAATTCGTACGCTGTACATCAATCTCTTCTAACGACACCCTTTTGGTTGTTAAGATGTCGATATACCATTATCTAAGCGTTTACATTGGTATCACACTTTACCCAGATACAATTTTCTTACATCAACCCAAAGACGATTTATTTGATCCAATTTGTCATGTTGATAAAAGTATCCATGTTTATGATGTTAAGAGCAATAATTTGTCTTGGAACTCATCGGTTATCCAGGATGACCGTTTGATTTCTAATTTTAGCACATCCCCGTTCATCTTCTTCACAGACGCAAAGACGGAGCTACAACAAATCGTAGAACTTTCTCCCGAAGATCAAACCACTAAGCTTTCTACATACTATAGATTCTTATTCCCATTGTTGGGGTTACGGCAGTTAGAAACCATGTTGAATAATAAATCATTATTTCGTAAAGAATATGTTAAGACACTTAATTCAGCCATAGAACATGATCACAGGAATAGGGATTTGGTGGATATAATTAAATCAAATGATTTGTATTCAAAATTAAGTAAGGGATTTGATTACAATATTACCCAATGCATGACCAATGGATCGGTGGAACAAACTTTTGATATGGAGTTCATATTCGATAAGCTCAAAACATCGTCTATATTTCCGTACATAAAATTTACATCAAGTAAGTTGGTTGTGTCTAAACAGCATTCTAAGACTAATATATTCTATGACCGTACATCGAAACGAATGAAGTTTCATAAAACCAATAAGGATACGATACAAACTTGGAAGCTAAAAAACAATTACACCAACTCTATTTTGATTAAAGTGGATGCTGATCCGAAGAATGTGGATAAAAAGAATTTTCATACATTTGTGATTCATACAACGAAGAAGAATAAAACAGAATTTCAAATTAACTTAAGTTTCTCAAAGACTATGAATATTAGCATTCAATCAATCGATGAGCATTTACTCGTGGTTCGAAGTATTTTTAAAAAAATCCAAAACGAAACGAGTGTGGTTATGCCAAAAGTAATGTACGGTAAACCAAAGGACAATAAGAATATATATATTAATAAACTTTTCAACATTAATGGGGATATCACGTTTTCGAAATACGATCCATTTGATACAACAAAACTTGAAACATGTGTAAATTTGATGCATCTTTACTTCGATTTTATGCCATTCGATACCAAGATAACATCATTTATCTTTAAACGAATCGATAATTTTGAATCCAATAGATTGATAAAAATTGAAAAGTACATTGAACAAGAGGTTGTACGGACGGGTAAATCGTCTAATTCTCAAATTAAAAAAATTACCGATATTACTGGATTGAATGAGACAGATGTCACAAGACTATACAATAAATATTTAAAAAATAATCATATGGTCGATCCAACCATTACCCCTGAGTACAACCCAAATGGGATAAAGATCTCTTACACAAAGAGTAATTTTAATCAATTTCAATATCGTGGGATACGAGAAAAATCAGAGCTAACAAATTTATTAGAAAGTGTTTCTATCCTGGTTTGCTTTTATCTTAATGTATTTGTATTCAAAAACAAAAGTTTCATTAAATCTATCCAAAATTTATTCAACAATGAACGTATTCTGGACACCAAATCTGTTTCTAAGAAAAAGAGTAACCACAAATTAACATTAATCAAAGAATTGGGATATTTTGACCCAAAGAGATTTAGCTGGAAAGCTAAAAAGGGAGAGAAAAATTACGGACGATTGTGTCAAAGTAACCGTCCCAATATTATCGCCGACACGAATAAAGAGAAATTTTTAGAAATGGGTTGGAGTTGGGACGATGAGTTGAACACCTTTACGTATCTGATTAAAAAACTAGAACGTAAACGGACAGGGGTACCAAATACGATCACCCATCTACTGAAGGCTGTCCGCTTTACAAATTATGAAACGGGTATTAAATACTGGTATTATTGTGATCCTAAATCCGTCTACCCATTTGTTGGATTTTTGGACAAATCACAACATCCCGAGGGGTTGTGTATGCCCTGTTGTTTCAAGACACCCCAAGAACATAGTAATGCAAAGAAGCAAAAATTGTTTCACAGCTGTTTCCAAGATAATAACGCAAAACCTAAGAATATTCTAAACATGGGTATTAAGAACGACCATTATATTCTCTCTGCTGGATTTGGTGGTGGTAAAATTTTAGATCAAGGGCAACAAAGCTTCCTCCCCCCCTTCCTTGATATCTGGTTTAATAAATTGCGCCAACCGTACAACGAAATATCACCCAGTCCATCCGATGGGATCTCAAAGTTGATACAAACTCGGGGTTATTATGTAAAACATGGTACTAGGATACAATCAAACCCCAATACTAATTTAAATGCCATCTTGGATGTACTCCAAATGGACATCGATACTTTTAAGACCACTGTTCGATCGAGGATTAAGATTAAACAAATCTATGTTCAACTTATGGATGGGAAACTTTATGCTAATTACAATGATTTCGAGGCATTCGATGAAAAGTATTTAATCAATCCAAAGCAACAGTTTGTTTGGAACAATATGCAATTCTTGCTTTCACTCTTAGGAACCGCGGGGATGTTCTGTGAAAAGGGTTACAATATTGGTTTGTTTGTAAACAAGTATGGGAAGGCTGAGGAGTATTTTCCTGAATTTGTTATGACAAACAATTGGCACGATAATGAACGAGAGTGCATCTATTTAGTACAAGATCATTATGTTTCTGCTAAGTACTTATACCCAATCATTAAAATTGTAAAACAAAATCCAAAGAAGGCAATCGATACTCAATACGCACTCCAGACTCGCAATTACCCGGATATGAAGGATATGTATTATGAGTGTTATAAGCATCTGAACAATAAATTCTATTTCAAAAAAATATACTTCACGATTCAGCACATTTTGTCTAAGCTACCTAGGTATCAGATTGTTGGTCAAATTCTAAATTCTAATTACCAACTAAAGTTTATTGTAATTTCATTTAATAACAGGGAATATCCATTCCCTGTTATTAGTTACCAAGGGTTGGTTTACAATCTCCCAATCTATGAATATACGGTTAAAACTGACCTTTGTACCAAAAAACTACCTTTGGTTGAGCTAAACGATCTGACAACATTCTACCAAACGCTAGATAAGGATACGAATTACCAATTAGGTTTAAAGATTAACAAAAACCTAATCCACAAGGATAAGATCATTGCCGTGAGATTGCAAAATGAAGCAACCATATATTGTAAACCATCGAACATCACAACCAGTCAACCTAGTGAGATCATACATTTTGATGCTGAAATATTTAACTCTGCCTTGGGTAAAAAGAATGATATGATAACAGATGATATCATAAAATTTGACCTGAAACAAAATTTCGACCGAAAACATTTCCTACACTATCAATTACATCTGAGTTCCTTTCTATCTAAATCTATCAAACACAGAGAAAAAATTTCAATATTGTTAGATAAAATTGATAACAATGAATCAAAGGTAGAACGGAATGATATGATCCAGGATTTGGTGAAGATTTTTGAAAAGATGCGATCCGTGTTAAATATGGCGAACCGAAAGATTGATCTGAAATCATTAAAAAAACGAAGTAATTTTGTTAGCCAATGTGGTGTTGTAGATGGGGATTGTGTCGATAATCCTCATTGCCATTCTTCAAAAAACGGTTCATGTAAGCTTATTATGTCGGAACGATATTATGCTGCATTTTCGGAAAAAATAATTTTTGAAATGATCTTCAATAAATTGAAGAGGAAGGAAATTTTCAACCTAGATGGATCATTCTTGTCCAAGAAAATTGGTGATGATTTGTCCTTCACTTTGAATAAACGTGAGATTTTGGATTCAAATATTAACAACACGAATCCTTATCAGCGTAGTGATTTTGACCTTATCCATTCATCGAACGACCTAGTTTTCAATGCACAAAATAAGACCGAAAATAAGGTGACGTATAATAACAAGTTTAACATCATTAGTATCCAGAATCAAGACTCTCTATATATCTTCCGGGCTCTTGTGAATAGTATTTTTAAAGATTCGCTGAAGGAATCTAGTTATGATATCGAGACCTATTATTCATACAAACTCTTATCTATAGTTGGTAAGCAGTTGTTAAAAAATCCGTCACTTCGATCCGTGGTCCGGAAGTTTACTACATTCAAAACATGTGAAGAGTATTTGTATCATATTTATCAAAATAATGGATCATACATTCCTGAATTAGTCGCCCTAAGCTCGGATCTATCCCTTGTGAATACACCAATCACTCTTTACAATAAACAATTTGATATCGTCATGAGGATCATGAATGGAAAGATTATCAAAAACATTACCTCGCTACCTGAGGGGGGTGAGGGTGTTGAGATACGGTATAGATCCGAACAAGATGATCAACAAATTTATGAAAGTTGTTTAGAAATACAAACCTTGTTCCCCAAAAAAGATGTTAAATAAATTTATCCCACCTACTATATAATATGTCGAAATCCATTATCATCACTCAAAAAGATGAGGACGAAGATTACCTAAAACTTGATAAAATACATATTCCTAAAAAAATTACACTCAACGTTAACCAAACCATAGAGAGTATTACGAATCATGGTACCTTAGAGGAAGCAATGGACGTAGATTTCCCTCGATCTAGCTTCGTCCAAGATGGGTTTGTTGTAAGATCCCCAAACTTCGTATCAATAGCAGCAAAACAAGTCCGTACCCACCTACTATGGTTATGCACACAAGGAATCCAACAAGTTTGTTTTATCAAACTATACGAGCTGTTTCAGACAATCAATCCTGATTATAGTCTGAAACAATCACTGCATCAACGTTACACAAAAATAAATGATCAAACGATCGAGCGATTCATGTGTTGTGATTTGATCAAACACAGCTTTGAAACCGGTATCGAAATCTTACATCACATATGTTTGTGTTTGGTCATACGTTGGGACGATGTTGGTGGAATTTTTGCAATTGAACTTCAAATTCAATAATCCAATTTTTTCATTCTTTTATAATGCGTTGTTGTTGGAGGTATTTATTTTTTAATTCAATGTACTTCGATTTGTAATTTGCAATTTTGGGTTTGGGAAGCAGTGCATCGTAGTGTAAACCATTGTATTTCAAATAAAATATTGGCCCGTCCTTTTCTTCATTGATACATCTTCTTTGGCCCTTGTTATTAAAATAACAAACCTGGACATCGTAATGCTTGGCTAAAATCTCGATTTCCATCTCACCCCCCCAATGTGAAATAGGATTTGTATCATCATGTGGATCATCCTTAATTGCATTTCTGTACAACTGAAAGATTTCATCGTTGGTGTAGTTGGCATATTTATTTTTAGCTTCGTTGCTGATGTTACTGTTATCCTTAATATCTAATCGTAGAGAATCTATAAATGCTATACCTAAATCAGATTTTAACTTACCAAGTTCCTCATAACATATTTGACGAAGTTCTTTTACCGTAAAAGTTTTAAGATTATGATAAGCAGCGTTAGCAATAAATGCATGAAATAAACAATGACCATCCCCCATTACCTTTTGTAAATTAAGTTCATCTCCGTCCAATACACGTTTTGCTTCACGTTGTTGTTTTGCTTCACGTTGTTGTTTTGTTTCACGTTGTTGTTTTGCTTCACGTTGTTGTTTTGCTTCACGTTGTTGTTTTGCTTCACGTTGTTGTTTTGCTTCGATTTCGCGTTGGCGTTTTGCTTCGATTCGTTGTTGTCGTTCTGCTTTGCGCAGCCGTTCTGCTTCGCTTGCTTCGATTCGTTTTTGTCGTTCT